TGAATATACCCTTTGTTATATTCCAATATTGGATTCCTGTAGTTTATAATATATACCTTCTGTTTTGTTTCCTAAGGACTCTCCCCCTCCCCCTATAGTCCCCCTCCCCCTCTCGTACATTGCGGCACTCTTTGTCCTAATTGTGGCAGAAATAAGGAATTTGTATTCAATTATGCATTTTTCTCTTGACACAGGCTAAAAAATATGGTATAATTAATTGTAGGGTAGGAAAAATGAAAACCTGTTGGAGTTTGACGAATGCCTTTCAAGAGCGACAAGCAGAAGAGATTCTTTCAAGCGTGTCTGGACCCTGACTTTCGCAAGAAGAACCCTGATTGCCCACCCATCAAGACCATCCGTGAATACATGAGGAAAAACAAGACCAATGCCAAGAGGAAGAAAACCAAAAGCCGTAAAGGCCGCTGAAGAGAAGCAGAAGAAACAGGCAAAGCTTACACGGGAAGAAAACAGAAAGAGGCTGCAGGCAGAGTCCAACCTCGTTCACTTCATCTCTCTTGTTCACCCTCAGACTGTCCTTGGCAACGTCCACGTTGAACTGTGCAACTGGCTCCAGTCCCCGCGTACCAGCTCCCACAAGCTTGTTCTGTTGCCGCGAGACCACCAGAAGAGCCGTATGGCTGCCTACTACGTTGCCTGGCGCATCACCCAGAACCCTGCCATCCGTGTCCTGTACATCTCCTCTACAAGCAACCTGGCCACCAAGCAGCTCAAGTTCATCAAGGACATCCTGACTTCTGACATCTACCGTAAATACTGGCCAGAGATGGTTCACGAGGAAGAAGGCAAACGCGAGAAGTGGACAGAAACGGAAATCGCTGTGGACCACCCGTACCGCAAGAAGGAATACGTTCGCGACCCTACCGTGTTCACCGCAGGTCTTACCACCTCGATTACGGGACTTCACTGCGACCTTGCCGTGCTTGATGACGTGGTTGTTCAGGAGAACGCCTATGACGAAAGGGCACGGGAAAAGGTCAGGCAGCAGTATTCCCTGTTGTCATCCATTGAAGGTGCCGATGCCGAGGAACTTGTGGTTGGCACACGCTATCACCCTGAAGACCTCTACTACGAGCTGATGAACATGAAGGTCCAGGAGTTTGACGAGGATGGCAACATCATCAAGGAGCAGCCACTGTTCGATACGTTCATCAGGCAGGTTGAGTCTCGTGGCGATGGTACCGGTGAGTTCCTGTGGCCCAGGCAACAACGTAGTGATGGCAAGTGGTTCGGTTTCAATCGTGAAATCCTGGCCCGCAAGAAGGCCCAATACATCGACCAACGCCAATTCCGCTCCCAGTATTACAACGACCCCGTGGACATGTCCGCCTCTCTGTTTAGCAGGGATTGGTTCCGGTATTACGACAGGACATCGATTCACTGGGTTGGTGGTGTTCCTCATATAGGCGACAGAAGGCTCAACGTTGTGTGTGCTGCAGACTTGGCCAACTCCACGAGCAAGGAAGCGGACTACACGGCCATTGTTGTTGTGGGTATGGATTACGACAGGAACATCTACGTACTGGACATCGAACGGTTCAAGACAGACCGCATCAGCGACTACTACCACAAGATGTTCGACCTTTATCAACGATGGAACTACCGCAAGCTGGTGCTTGAGGCCTATGGGTTTCAGAAAGCTATTATCCAGGAACTTATCAGCGGCTACTTTGCTCCAAATGGTTTGTTTATCGAGGTTGAACAGGTGTTCGACAACACAAGGAGCAAGGAAGAACGCATCACGGCAGAGCTGAAACCACGATATGAAATGGGCAAGGTATGGCACTACAGCGGTGGTGGTAACATCCAGATACTGGAAGAGGAGCTTCTAAATCCCAACCCATCGCATGATGACGTGAAGGACGCACTGGCCTGGGCTGCAGCCTATTGTATACCACCCAGCAGACTCGGTAACTTCACGCCTTCATACCAGAACGATGATGAATACATGAAGCGATATTTCGAGATGAAGGGTATCAAAGGACATCCACGATTTGGCGGAGTTTGATAGATGAAATACGAAAGTGAAAGTCTGACCATGGACTCCATCATCGAGCCGGATAGTCTGGCCGAAGAGATTGTTGGTTTGTGGGGTCGGTGGGACAGCGCCAGGGAAGAAAAGAAAAAGGAGTGGCAGGAACTGCGGGAATACCTGTATGCAACTGACACTACTAAGACCACTAACCGTAACCTGCCATGGCGAAATACTACCATTACTCCTAAGCTGACGCAAATCCACGACAACCTGCTGGCCAACTACAAGAGTGCACTGTTTCCCAAGGACAAGTGGCTGGTGTGGGAAGCGGATAACCAACTGGACCAGGATAAGGGTAAGGTCATCGAGCCGTTTATCCACTACATGGTAACCCAGCCCATTGCCATGGAACAACTGGAACGCATCATCCAGGATTTCATCGTCTATGGCAATGCCTTTGCGATGCCTCGTTGGGTTGACCAATCCTACAATCACGCCATCTATGGCACCAAGACCATCTCGTACACCGGTCCAATCCCTTACCGTATCAGCCCTTTGGACATCGTGTTCGACCCGACAGCTTCCTCGTTCTACAACACTCCCAAGATTATCCGCTCTGTTACTACCATCACCGAACTTGAGAAGCTTCTGGAGAGTGATACGTTTGTCAACGAGGAGCAGAGGGACGAGGCTCGCCAGGTTCTTAACTATCTGGTCAACCTCAGGGCCTTGGCTCATACGGATGCCGAGGATTCTGCGCGTATTACTGTTGATGGTTTCGGTTCGTTCAAGGATTATCTGACAAGCGGTTCTGTCGAGGTTCTGACGTTCTACGGTGATATTTACTCTTTCCAGGAACAGAAACTGCTGCGCAACAAGATTATTACGGTGGTGGACAGACACAAGGTGTTTGCCATCAGGGACAACCCAAGCTACTTCTCCTATCCACCTATCTTCCATGTGTCCTGGCGCAAGCGCACCGACAACCTGTGGGGCATGGGACCTCTTGATAACCTTGTGGGCATGCAATACCGGCTGGACCATCTTGAGAATCTTATGGCAGATCTGATGGACCTGACGGTGTTTCCGCCCCTGTTTGTTCGTGGTCAGATTGAGCACTTCCAGTGGGGTCCCTTCGAGAAAATCATGACGAGCGACCCTCAGGCTGTTGTCCAGCTGCTTACGACTGACACAAAGATTCTGGAGGTTCAATCGAAGATTGAGCGCATCCTGTTGCTGATGGAAGAAATGGCTGGTGCTCCCAGGGAGGCCATGGGTTTCCGAACACCTGGAGAAAAGACAGCCTTCGAAATTCAGCAACTGTCCAGTGCAGCCAGTCGTATCTTCCAGGAGAAAATCACCCTGTTCGAGCGCAAGCTCGTGGAACCTCTGGTGAACGCCATGTTGGTAATGGCCCGCTATGAATACGACTCCGTGATTAACTTTACCTACAAGGGTGAGAGTGGGGAAGTCAACTGGGAATCCATCACGGTGGATGATATCACTGGCGTGGGCAGGATTAGACCAAAGGCAGCCAGACACTTTGTCGATAGGCAAAACCTCATCCAGAACTTGCAAGGTCTTGTGGCTTCCGGCCTCATGGCTGACCCTGGTATTCGCAGGCACATCTCTGGCAAGAGGGCGGCAAAACTCATTGAACAGGCCATGGAGCTTGATGACTACAGGCTGTTCTCGCCGAACATTGCCATTGCCGAGGACCTTGAGGCAGAGAAGCAGAAGAACGTTGCCCTTGAGGAACTGCAAAGCTTTACAGAGACACCTGCTGGTTTGACACCTGAAGATACGGACAATATCATGCCGATGGAAATGCTCATGCAGGAAGAGATGCCTGAAGACCTTGAGGCGATGATGAGACAGATGCAAGGAGAACAACAGCAATGAAATACGAAGTCGAAGAGACCAAGGTTGAAGAGACCATGGATATGGAGGAGTTCCTGAAGGAAATCGAGAAAGAAGTGGACAGCGTGGAGTTTGATGAAACCGATGACGACGAACCAGAACATCCCGAAGAAACAGAGCAGCTCGCTTCCCCTGAAGAACCATCCCTGGAAACCGACTCTGGTCGTGGACAGCGCCACCGGAAAACTGGTGAAAGTGGGGGTTATCAGGGTGTAGTGGCCGAGCTTGTTGGTCCGGACAAGAAGTTCAAGACCATTGAGGACTTGGCCATTGGCAAGAAGAACGCGGATGCCTTCATCGAACAGCTTATCGCCGAAAAGAGGGCTATCCAGAAGGAACTCGAACGTGAGCGTGAAACTCGCTTGAAGCTTGAAGACCTGCTGCAAGAAGTCCGTAACATGAATAAGAGGGAGACAATCAACATGGACAACATGAACGAAGACCGTACTCCACTGATGGACCGTGAGATGCTGGAGACTAATCCGAACGATACTGCTGGAGACCTTTCCGCTATCGAGAAGCTGGTTGAAAGTGTACTGAATAGGAAGGAACAGGAAGCTCGAAAGGTAAGCGCCTGGGGCAAGCTTATGGCAGACATGAGCAACAAGTATGGTGAAAAGGCTCAGGAGGTCCTGCAGGCGCGACTCAAGGAGCTTAACATCTCCGAGGAGACTTTCGAGAGGCTTGTTGTCGAGAATCCAGAGGCCGCTGAAACTCTCGTGTTGGGTCGCCAGGCTCATGGGGGTGGTGATGTTTCTCCGATTGGAGACTCGCGTGGCCTCTCTCTGGAACGCAAGCCTGGCGATATGACACTGGAAGAGGCTATTAAACATGGTGCTCCGAAGAGCTTCTGGGACAGTTATAAGGCCAAACTCAAGAAGGAACACGGCAGCCAATGGTCTCGTTACTGGCTTGACAGACGTGTTCAGAAGGCCATCCTTGCAAGTGCCCACAAACTCGGTGAGCGGTTCTTCCAGTAATACATAAACACAAGAGTTTCCGATAAACTAGGGAGAACACAAGAATGGCTGGTTTTGAGACTACCAATACGGATTTTCTTATTCGTCAGCAGATTTGGGCTGAAACCCTCAAGGAAGTCTTTGAGGACAATCTTATTGCCAAGCAGTATGTTGACTGGATTGACTTCCCGGATGGCGAGGAGATGAACATCCCGTCCGTGGGTCAGTTCGAGGCAGCGGATTACAAGGAAGGCGAACCCGTTAAGTACACCTCGGTGGATACCGGTAACTTCAAGCTGCGGGTTACTGAGTATATCCAGTCTGGTACCTACGTTACCAACAAGATGAGGCAGGACTCCTATGTCATGGACAGGATTATGTCCACCATGCCGAACCGTCTCATCTATCCCATCGAGAAGCGCATGGAAGTGGACATCCTGTCGGTGGTGAACTCCGGTCAGACGGCGGGCGACGTGAATGCCATCAACGGTGCTGCTCATCGCTTTGTGGGTGGTTTGGGTGGTACCCCTGGTCGTATCACTCCGGCTGACTTTGCGGCTGTGCGCCTGGCTTTTGAGCGTGCAAACGTTCCGGCCCGCAACTGGATTGCCATCGTTGACCCGTCCGTGGAGTTCGACCTGAATACTCTCACTAACATCGTGAACGTCTCTAACAACCCGCGCTGGGAGGGTATTATCGACACGTCTATTGCACCGACTGGTATGAAGTTCCTCGTGAACATTTACGGTTTCGATGTGTACGTGTCGCAGAATCTGCCGCAGGGTATCAACGAAATTATTACTACTCAGGTCGGCAGTCCGTCTGTGAACAATGGTGTGGCTAACCTGTTCATGTGCGTGGACCCGATGGCTCAGCCGATTGTGGGGGCCGTGCGCCAGGAGCCGCGTCTGGATGCTGAATACAACAAGGACCTGCAGCGTGAAGAGTACGTGGTAACCGCTCGTTGGGGCTTCGGTTTCTATCGTCCGGAGTCTGCTGTTACGGTTTTGACCGAACGTCATAGCGCTAACATCATCGCGTAATTCGTATGCAACAAACTTAGAGGTGCCCCTTCGGGGGCGCTTCAGATGACGTTTTATATCAAGATGGGGTATAATAAATAACATGTGAAAAACATAAGAGGAGTTACAAAAGATGACTATTGAACGTAATGCTGATGGTCTGATTGTCCGTTATGGTTCTTCTGGTGCGCGTCCCACCCTTGTTGGTGGTATTTCTTATAGTGGTCCCTTCGGTGAAGTGGTTGCTGATGTGGATAAAGCTGTGGATTTTGTAGCTAATAATGGTAACGTGTGGGACTGGTTGTCTTCTGAACTCAAGTTTGCCAAGGAGTGGGTTCTCAATGAAGTAAAAGCTATTATCGAGGAGCCTAGTGCGACGCTTGGCGATACTCTTGAGCTTGGTTTTATCAATGAGGACAAGAGTCTTGTAACATCTGTGGGCATTATTAACATGACCCAACCTGTGGGCACAACTACAACGTTTGGTCCTTTGGTTATTCCCGCGGATTCCATGATGGGATTCAGGTACCTGACTACCAATCCGAATGATACAACTGGTAAGGTAAAGGTTGTGTATACTTACACGATTGTCTAATGTAGGAACAGGGAGATGAACTATGCTCCGACCCCCCGTTGTCGTAATCCCACCGACTAGTTCCGGTTCAGGGTTTTACACGCAACTCAATAACAATTTTGCTCTTCTTGCTGATGCTCTTGAGAATGCTCTCGACAGGTTTGGTTCCGCGCCCAACCAGATGGAATCCGACCTGGATATGAACTCATTTCGTATTATAAACTGCGCCGACCCTATCAATCCGAGTGATGTTGTAACTCTCAGGTTCCTTATTAACGAAATTGGAAAGCTTGTTGCTTTTACAGAAATAAAATGGCAAGGTCCTTGGACTACAGGAAAGTTCTACCCACGCGGCTCCCTCGTTCATTATGAAGGTTCTGTTTATTACGCAAACGTTGATCATGTTGCCGATTTAACAAACGGTCCGACAGCATCTAATACTAGTTGGAGTCTGTTTCTTAAATCGTATAACTTGAAGGGAAACTGGTCTTCAGGTACGGTTTATGAGTATCTTGATGTAGTCAGTTATAATGGTAGTTCTTATGTAACGTTTGTTACTCATACAGCAGATGCAAACAATGAGCCAGAAGTAGGACCAGACTGGTCTAATTATTGGCAACTCGTTGTTAGCAAGCCAACTTTGACTCCTGGAAGTGTAAAACCGGAACATATCGACAACACACAGATTTTCAACTTCAAGGATATTACTGTAAACAGCAAGGCCATTCCTCCTTTTATGCCTATTGATACTGGTTTTATCTATCTTACTACCGGACAATATACCGCGTTTTCACAGCTTTTACACACCAATCGACATGTTTACCTTGTTGCATATGACAGTTTATCTCATGTCGGTGATAAGGGTAAGGTCATCTTTTGGAAAATGGACGAGGGTGCTGGTAACCCGGTAGGACCATTCACAATTCATGAACATCCTACATATGACGTAAGGTTTGGTGCAGCTGGAGTTCGTCAGGATGGTGCTCTAGTTGTTGGGGTGTGTTACTATGATATTTCAACAGCAGCAGTCGTGGATACAAAAGTTCTGATTTCGGAAGATGATGGTTTGACGTGGAATGGACACTCAGTAGCTACTGGCTGGTTCCCTAATGGGAAAATCATCGATGTTGGCGGAACTTTGATTATGTCAGCTTATGGCGGTGGGTACACAGCTGCTGTATTCAAGTCTGTTGATGGTGGAGTTACCTGGACTGGTCCGAACTTTATTGCGCCATCCAATTCGTTTATATCAGAGACAGACATTCTACATCTAGGCGGTGCTACTCTTATTGCGGTAAGTCGGACAGAGAATGATCCAGCGGGTGGTACCACATATTTGACATTCAAACAATATGTATCTTTTGATCTCGGTGATACATGGACTTATCTTGGTGAGATTTTCGGGGATACATGGGCTACAACGGCAGGAACTCCTCCTTGTCTTGTAAATCTTGGTGATGGCCAAATTATGCTTGTGTATATGCAGCGTACACTTGGTATTCTTCGAGCGAGGTTTATTTCCTGTTTTGATGCTACTGTTACGACGACAACATGGAGTGATCCTGTTGACTTGGAAGGTGGTTTTTCTGTTGGTCTCGATGGTTATCCCTCAGCTATTGTAAATCCGACAAACTCTGGTTCTCTTCTCATTGCTGTTTACAAAGAAACATCGCCTTCTAATTCCGGTATTCGCATCCGTCATTTCAACCCTGTGTCTGATATTCAAGGCAATGAAAGTACATTTTACAGATATACGTTCAAGGCTCCAGGAACTCTTACTACAGGACACTTGACGTGTCGTTTGAATGGAAATGATATTGTTGGGTATAGCAGTCCAACAGGAACTCCCTTTGTGGTTTGGAACACAAACATGGGTATTCAAACAGCGACTCCTGTTACTACGTTGGACGTTAACGGTACTTTCAGACCTGGAATATTCTTCTCTGCATCAGGTTTACCTAATGCAGCTTCTATGAGAGGAGCTTTGATTTTTTATGGAGATACAAACGAGTTTATTTACAGTGATGGAGTAAATTGGCGTTACGTTAAAGATGGGACTCTTGTATAATGGAATGGCTTACAAAGGTGTCTCCAGCGTTCATCTTTACGATATTGGCGCACATTTTTTTGTTTGGTGCTGTTTACGCTACATTGAACACACGTTTAGGTAACGTAGAGAAATCAGTGGAACGCATAGAACAACTTCTCGTTACAAGTGTTCGTATTCAGGTTCGTCAGGATGAGTTTGAGAGACGCCTACAGAGATTAGAAAGGTATCACAAATGATTGGGCGTATCATCAAGTGGCTGAACCCTCTTAACCCGATTCTAGATAAACTCTCTGAGTTGTACAAGAAGAAACTGGAGACAGAGGACTTCAAGGAAAAGCTACGCATAGAGGCCGAAATCAAGGTGCTTGAAATGCGCAGGGATATTCTCCTTGATGAGCAAAAACACGCTTATACTGCCTGGATACGCCCAGCGTTCGCCCTGTTAATGTGGTTCCTTCTAGCCAAGATTGTCGTGTGGGACACCATGTTTGGTCTTGGAGTAACTACTCTGTCTCCCTTTGTCGAGAAGGTGTTCGCCATCGTTCTTGGTTTTTATTTTCTAACCAGACCTCTTGAAAAGGTGTTCAGAAAATGATGACACTACTTGATATGACAAACCACATTCTGTCCAGTATTGGTGCGGAGGCTGTGCCATCCATCAATGCTACCGTAGAAGCTGGTCAGGTTGTGGACATCATTGAACAAACTTGGTTAACCAACTTGTCGCGCCTTAACCCCAAACGCAGGGAGGGTATGTTCGAGTTTCTTCCGAGTCTGTCCAGTGCTAAACCAACCATGATGTATATCCCGGATTATGTCGAAGAAGTCCTATGGGTGAAATACAACAAAAGAAAAAAGGAATCCAGCGAGAAGAAGTTCGAGGACCTACGTTATCTTCATTATAAGGACTTTGTTGACCTAGTATACAGTTACGACATCACCAAACCGAACGTGGGTTCCTATCAGATTGAGTTCTATCCGGGAGATACCTTCGACGTCCTCTATAAGAACGATAAGCACCCAGACTATTATACTACAATTAATGACAACATCATTCTGTTTGATAGCTACTACAACTACGTTGACTCTACCATCCAGAACGAACACACTATTGGTTATGGTAAATTGAGACCTCGTTTTGAGCGTGAAGACACTTGGGTTTTTCCTCTTCACCACGATGAAGTAGCATTGATTCTTGAGGAGGCTAAGCTCCAGGCTCACGTAGAAATGTTACAACAGGCCAACCCTCTGGCTGAATACCGCGCAAAACGTCTGTTTGTTACCTCCCAAGCACAAGACCCTCACGTTCACAACTGGAGTTACGAACATGTCCCAAACAGACTTCCTTCATATGGTCGCGCGGGTCCGCGGCGTCGAAGTTCTTGACAGACACAGTGGTGAGACCCATACCTACTATCTTTTTTATACCTTTGAACGAGACGAATATGTTATATCAAACCGATATAATCCGTGGGGATACTGGGAAATCCTGTCTGCAAGGACGTTAGCCAAGGTGGGGCGCTACATCTCACACAAGTTCAATAGTCCCCGTGAAGCCGTGAGGTTCCTTGTGTTTGATGATGGTTTGTACGAGAGATGGCGCAAGAAGGTCCTCAAGGACAGGTTGGTTATACCAACAAAGGAAGCTGCATCCAAGAGAATGTCGCTTATTCGAAAGGCCTTTGTAGCTACAGAGCAGTTGATAGAACGTATAACCAAATACATGACTAACCCGGAGATAAGGCAGTATGACCAGACAAGTTGGCTTTTCAATTGACATCAAACCTCTTAAGGGTGTTGTAACGGAATATACTAAACTTGGGTTTCCTGAAGAGGCCGCTATTGACGCCGATAACGTGGTGTTCTTCAAGAGTCAATTGACTGAGGGTGTTACGAACGTGTCAACTAGGCCCTCTGTTGTTTGGGATGAAGCGACTTACGTAGACGCCTTTGCTAACCTGTCCAATACTGTTTTCAACTATTACGAATGGCAAAATCCAGGTCTTGGAAACACAGAAGACAGTATCCTTGTTGTTCAGACTGGGCACATCTTGAGGTTCATTCATATATCGAAAACCATTGCAGGTATCACTCCTGGTCTGTTTGGTTACATGATTGATCTCGAAGCTGTAAAGGTCTCTGGTGCACCATACACAGGGAACCTCAAGTGCGATTTCACGGAAGTAAAAGGCTATCTGGTTATTGTTCACCCTTACATCGACCCAATTCGTCTTGAGTTCACCGCACCTAACACTTTTACCCTAAATCAATATACACTGAAGATAAGGGACTTGGAAGGTGTGGATGACGGATTGAATTACATCACGCGCCCCAATACACTCTCGAACCAACACCGTTACAACTTGCTTAACCAAGGATGGACAGACAGCCGTATCAATTCTGTTTTTACTGCGCACACCTTCTACCCCAGCAATGCTGACATCTGGTGGCTTTACAAGAACTCTAGCGATAACTTCGATGTTAACCGGATGGTTGGCGACTCGTTCTTGAACATCAATCAACCAGCACCAAAGGGTTGGTTCATCCTTGAGGCATTCAATCAAGATAGAAGTGTTGTTAGTGGTGTTCCAGGTATTCCGGTAATATCCTCAGGTTTTTATCGTCCTACTGCCGTAGCTACTTATGCAGGTCGTATTTGGTATGCTGGTCCTACCGCCAAGGGGTTTTACGGAAAGGTCTATTTTAGTCAGACAGTTGAAAAGATTGAACAGATAGCCTTGTGTCATCAAGCCAACGACCCAACCAGCGAAGAGTTTCCTGACCTGTTGGATACGGACGGTGGTGTTATCGACATCGAGGATACTGGTGAAATCCACTACCTTGAGCCTTTTGCTTTTGGCCTTCTTGTTATTGCCGAACAGGGTGTATGGCTTATTTCCGGCGACCAGGCCACTACCTTCAAACCCACGGCTTTCACCGTTACAAAACTTTCAGGTATCAAGACTCAAGGTAAATATTCTCTTGTTGTATCTAATGGCTCACCCTTCTGGTGGACAGATGAAGGTATCTATACTGTGGTGGCAGATAACATTGCAAACGTCAATGTGGCTACAGTAACAGAGGATACCATCAAGAGTGATTATGTTGCCATCCCTGATGCAGCCAAAAGGAGCGTATCTGGGGGTTTTGACGTGTTGAGTAATACCTTGGTCTGGGGATACAGGGATAACGACAAACAGAAACTTCTCCTGTACAATACCAAGGAACGCACGTTCAACTATTGGTCTATACAGGATACCGTTGATACGACCACTGGCCAACCATTCCAACCACATCACATCATAGCGCTAACTTCCAAATACCACAAGACTACAACAGATGGTAAACCTTCGGTTCTACCGAATACATGGATTGTTCCATATGATGTCGTAAACAACAGGTATACGTTTTCCTGGTTCGGTGATAGAAGTGTAGCTGTTGATTGGGATAATACCGTGAACACCGCACTCGAGGCACGACCATTTGACGCCTTCTTCAGGGTTGGCTATCGTATCCACGGTGCTCTTGTTCGTAAGTTCCAATCGCCATATATCTTCATCTACCTCAACAACACAGAGAATAGTGTCCTTAAATTCACTCCATATTGGAACTTCTACCAGAAGAACACCTATCCAGCTATCACAGCAACACAAGAAATCCGCTATAATCCGTTCTTTGACGAATATGTTGTTATCAAGAGGCGCTTGCGCATCAGGGGGCGTGGTGATAGTGTTGTGTTCGAGTTTGCAAATGAGACCGGTAAAGTGTTTGATTTGTTAGGTTGGGCTACAAAGGAGATTATTGAAGGCGATGTATGATTATAAGTTGGTAAAGACCATTGACGAACTGACTGATGACCATTGGGAATTGCTGAAAGAAGCGGCCAAAGAGCACAGGGTTCAGGAGGAGATAGACCTGGATTACGTAAAGGACTGGGCAGCCAATTTCTTTTTTGTAAAGGGATTGCACCGTTACCTACTTGTTATTGAGAAGGACACAAAACCTGTAGCAGTGTTGGCCGCGTATCTTGCTCCTGCTCCTCTTGTTCCAGCTTGGATAGCCCAGTCTGTTCTTGTTCATGTGCTAAAGGAGTATCGGTATAACGGCAGGCTTTTGTTGACCTTACTAGACTCTTTCGAAGAATGGGCCAAACGTATTGGTGCTTCTGCTATCAATATATCTATCTTCGAGGAGCGAGGGCTTGGGCATATTCTGGAAAAGAGAGGGTATAAGGACCTTGGTGTTGAATACATAAGGGAGATTTGACAATGAGTGGAATTGAGGTGCTTGGTGCTCTTGTGCTAGGTGCAGCGGCGGCTGTTTCTACAATATCTACTTTAGGTCAATTGAAAGCTGCAAAAGCACAAGCAAGGGCAGCAAAAAGGATTGAACGCCTCAGAATACAGCAGATGGAACTGGATGCTAAGAGGGCAAGACGCAGGTTCCTACGACAGGCTATTATATCCAGAGCTAAGGTTGCAGGAGCTGCTGGAAGCGCGGGTATTCTATCATCGAGTCCTGTTGCCGGTTCCATGATGAGTATCACGAATATTAACGCTGGCAACGTTAGGGATACTAACCAGAATCTCATGATTGGGCGTGGTATTGCAGATGCCAGGATGGATACGATTAACGCTCAGAGCGACGCAGCTACATTTGGTGCCATTGGTTCCCTTGGCGGAACGCTGTTCAGGACGATTGGTGGTATCTCCAGGTTGACTGCATGAGGTAACTAGATATGAAAGACATTCAGACCAATGAACCCCTGTTCAGTATTAACCCAGATGAAATTGAAGGAGACCTGTTCAAAATCACTCCCGAAGGAGTCAGTAACGCCATCCACAAGCTTGTTGCACGAGACATTGGCGAAAAGACCAAGCTGGCGTTTCCTGAGGAGTTTCCTAAGGGTGAATACTTTACCCAAATGCTTGAACGTGGAGAAGATGGTGGTGTAAGGGACAATCTTGTACAGTGGCGTATGGCAGAGGCCGAAAGGACCCGCGCCGATGTACTCAAGGCTGTCGAGGAAAATATTCGTCTGGCTACTCCAGAGGACATCACCATGCTTGGTTCCATCCTCGATTCTCCCTTGTATCCTGATGAAAGTTCCATCGTTGTAGAGAAACAGATTGCAGAGAAACTCTCTGATGCTGTAGCTGGGCGATTGGCTGGCAAAGGCAAGATTGCTGGTGCTGAGCGCGCAGATGAAACGTTTGATGTTCTGGAAGATATATTCACAAAACAGGAGATTGTCCGTAGGAAGCTTGGTGAGGCCGCCAAAAGGTATGAAACAGAAACAACCACTGTCGGAAATGTCGTAGACTTCCTGAAGTTCCTTATCCCAGGTTATAATTACTACAAGGCTGCTCAAGTGGCTGGCGATAAGACCTCTATAGCTCAATTCAGCGGTAGTGTTCTGGATGATACGTACAAGGAGTTGCTGTTGCTACCTGCTGAAGAGTTTGAGAAACAGGTTACAGAGCGTTTTGAAGAGCTGTGGGAAGACAACCCGCAATATGCTACTATCTGGCTTCAGGGTCTGCTCGGTTATACCACCAAAAATAAATTCATTGACAACCTGTTTGACCTTGTGGATGCTGCATCTATTGGTTTCAGTGCTGGTGTTTCGGGTGTTGGTAAAGGTCTGGTAACTAAAGCCAAGGGGGCGCTGAAGAAAACCACTAACCTTACAGAGGCTGATACTGTTGTTCGTAACGCTGCCAAGGACGCCATAAAGGCCAACGCCAAGTCTCACACTGCAGATGATGTAGCAGAAAGTCTGGCTGAAAGTGGAGCCGTTAAGGAAAGCGCTATTATCCGTTTAATGGATGAACTCTACAAACCACGCAAACAGGTGGAACAGGAACTCATCGACGAACTCAAGAGGTTTCATCCAAAGCCTGACAACTCTCTGTTTGACCCTGATGTAGTGTTGAAAGGTTTCGAAAAGACGAAGCTTGGTGAGAACTATTACAGGTATCTGAAGAGGTGGCTCCATGACAACGCAGCGATGCTCACGGACATCCTCAACCCCCGGACAACTGTTAAAATTGAACGCATTCCCATCGAGTCCGAACGGATGAAGTGGCTTCTGGACAGGGCTGAGTCGTGGTTCCGTGAGCGTAACCTTGGCAACAAGGATGCTGTTCTTGACTCAAGGGTCATCAATAACCACGATACCCCAGACAACATCACCAAGATTGAGTTTACCCTTGGCGATTTCAGAACGCTTAACCCATTTGAAACAGAGACAGAAGCTCATCGTGTCGCCAAGATGCACTACAAGTTGCCGAGCAATAGCTACAAGGTAGAACCTGTTGGGGACAACTACGTCATCAAGGTCCGCCAGGATATCGATGAGTTCGACAGTCTGTCCAAGGTAGTGCCACTTGAGAGGGAAAGCCAATTCAAGCCGCAATCTCCCATCGGTGCCATTGTCAAACGTATCGTTGCTGCGGACTTCTCCCTTGGCAAGAACACCATGACGGCCCGTAACATCGCAACCTATAGCTCCCAGAAAGCCCTTGATATGGTGCACAACACTTTGAGACCTCTGTTGAGGGAGCTTAAGGGCGATAGCGTCGAGGCATTGAAACGCTTCATGGACGAAAACCTTCGGGCCTATAACCCAAAGACAAAGCTTCCTGGCAGGTGGTTTGACAATGTGCTTGACTTTACAAACGCTTGGCAGAAGATGTTCGGGCGGTTACCGAAGGAGGAGGAAGTCAAGTTCTACTTTACCATGCGTCAAATCATGGAGTTCGACTACCTTGTGCGTAACAACTCTCTCCGAACTTCCCTGACGCAAGCTGGTGTCAAGCAAGTTGAAATACCCAATGCTATCAACAAGGGTGAACACCTCAGGTTCTGGGGTAAGGAAGAAAAAGACCTGCCGTGGAACAGCAAGGAAGAAGCATTCATTCTGAAATACGACAAGCGGACTGGTGAGTCATCCATCCTCAAGAAAAATGAAATTGATGAAACCCTCAGGAAAGAGCTGAAAGATGCTATCTCAAAAGGCAAACTCAGAGTTATCAGGGTGGCCAGCGCAGGTGAAAGACAACTTGCCCCAATTGCAGGAGACACTCCTGTGCACTTTGTGCTTATACCTGGACGCGATTACCGCATTGGTCCTCTTCCTGATATTGTCCTGAACTATCTGCCCGGTGGCGGCCATCTCATCTACAGTGCAGACTTCTTCACAAAACTGCCTCTCATCAGGAAAACAAAAAGCGGTGCAATTGAGTTTCTGGGTGAGGTAACTGTTGCCACGCACGGCTCTCGTCGTGAAGCCCAGATGTTTGCCAAGAAGCTGTCGGAAGTTCTGCAATACGCCAAAAGAAAGGACTGGAAAAAAGTCGAGGAGTTTGTCAAGAAGGAAGCGTTCCCATGGTCTGTGGCACAAATCCGGGACTTCATGGAGCGTTACCACAATGTCCATCCCAAAGCGTTCGACATAGGCAGCACAGAGAATCTGGCCAAGCGTTTTGAGAACGAGTTGCCTGAAGGCTCCAAGATGGTGAACCTGTATGACAGCCCTTGGGATTTGACAGACGGTGCCTTCGTCAAGTTCGCAACAGACCGTGATAATCTCATCCCGCACATAACCGTTGAAGAGGCAGAAGGTCGTCTCCCTGTGTTTCGTGAACACGCTGCACAACTTATTGACCCCGCACACTCTCTGGCCGGAACCATTCTTGACGATGTTCAGATGCTGTGGATAAAGGATTACAAGGCCAAAACAGCCATGGACTTCGTCAAACAGTATGGCGACCTGCTGGAAAACTGGAACCCGGAACGTAAGAACATCTTCGAAGTTATCCACAATCCTGTTTGGCGTAAGGACGCTCCAGCCGACCAGTTGGCTATTGCCAAGCGTGCGTACCTGACGTTGACCAACCTGTGGCGTATGCCTGACTACATGGACACCCTTGAAGCCATCATGAAAGAGCGTATGCTCAACTTCATGCATAAGAAATTTGGCAACAAGGGCGTCGAATGGGTTCACAGCAACGTCATTCCTCTCATCCGAGACCCCATCTCAGCAGTAAAGGCTATGGCGTTTCACCTGTATCTCGGTCTGTTTAACGTAAAGCAGCTGTTCCAGCAGTCCATGGGTGTAGTCAACGTGTTGGCCTTTGGTTCCGTCAAGGATTGGCCTGCTGTTGCTACCTATACACCTCTTATCGTATGGCGTCAATATGGTATAGCCGATGAAGTCCTTGTGAAACACCTCAGGAAGCTGCAGAAAAGATTGAAGGACAGCCAACGCTATGACCTTGAGGAGCTTTACAAGACATTCAACGACAGTGGTTTTGGTTATCTGGTTACAGACCTTGCGGAAATGGACGTGATTCTTGGCAACCCAAGGGCCATCACCTTTAACAACAAAATCACAGAATGGGGACTCATGCCGTTCCGCGCCGGTGAAAGGATAACTCGTGCTGCTGCATGGGTTGCTGCCTATCGTGAATGGAAACGCGCCAATAACTTCCGTAAGGTGGATGTCAATGGTATGCAGTGGATTCTGAACAGGGCGCACGAGTTGAACGCCAGAATGTCCACAAGTTCACGTAACGTGTTGCAGGAACACTCTGGTTCTGTTATCAAGGCTCTGGCTACGCTACCCCTTCAGTTCTGGACCTACACACAGCGTGTCATGGAGCAAATGCTCGAAGCCGCCTTCAAGGACCAGAAACAGTTTGCTCAAGCGTTCCTCACGTATAGCGCATTCTTTGGCATCCCTGGTGGTATTGCGGCTACGACTGGCTTCCCTGTGTATGAACACTTCAGGAAGTGGCTGCTGGAACAGGAAGCCAAAGGTCAATACGGTATTTCCCAGATGGTACCGCAGGAATGGATTGACTTCCTCAAGGACACTGCAGCAGGACGTATTACGACAGAAGGTCTTCTGGATATTGCTGTAGAGAAAGCCACTGGCGTGGATACCAACGTGTCCGAAATGTATGGCCTTAATGGCTTTCAGTTCTGGAACCCTCTCATGAACCTCATCTACTATGGTAACCTCAGTGAACGAGATTCAGAGGAAGTTGTCAGGCTGCTTCTTGGTGCTTCTGGTAACGCAATGGTGGCTGCTGTCAAGACAGGCGGTCTTATCTGGAAGAACCTTCAGCGTATGTTCCAAGGGGACCTTGATGCTATTGCAGCTACGCCAGATGAGCTTCTTGAAGTATCCCGCCTTTTCCGTGCAACTGACCCGCTAATCAAATACTGGATTGCCTACAACTACCAAAAATACGCTACTGCCCGTGGCTACATGAGGATTGAGGATGGTGAGAAGTGGAACAAGTTCCTGTTTGTGTTGGGTGTGCAACCTCAGGAAGTGCGTGATGCCTACCTCAAGTTTGCTTATGTCCGAGACAGGGAGCGTTTGAAACAGGCTATTGCCGATGAGTTGCGCCGTTCCATTCGTTTCTATCTAGATGCTGTTGACAATGGTCAGGAACGTATCGCAAGGAGCTACGAACTACAAATAGCTCTTATCATGCAAGGGCTGAATGAATACGAAAAGGCTCAGCTATGGGCTTCTGTGATTATGGAGAACAAGGATACCATCCAAAGGGCGCATATGAAGTTCATTCAATCCATCATGAAACAACCCAAGGAATAACCGGAGACAGACCAAATGCCCAAAATTGTAGATGAAAACGTCAAACCTGCTGGTATTCCCTCGTTTATGTCCTATAGCAAAATTTCCACACCAGACCTGTCGGCTGCCAAGGGTATTCAAGGACTGGCTGACATCTTTGGAATTGGTGTCGATGCCCTTGACAAACTACAAGCCATTTCCGCCAAGAGGGAAACAGAGCAGACTCTCACAGGTTTGCAGGAAGGTCTCATCAAGGAGCTTGAACAGAACCTTGGTGGTGCGGCTAACGCCATGAAGCAGGGTAAGATGTCCGAGGTTGAGTATTGGCTCAAGGCCCACACCATCGTGAAAGACGCCAAGAGGAAGTATCCTGGTTATACAGAAGTCATTGATAGTGTTACCTCTCGTGTCATGGGTGTCAAACCTGCCAATGTGTTGCAGAGGGAATACTTCAAGCAACTTGAAACTAGTGAAGAAGCAGGAGCTGAAATACAGAAGGAGACCTTCAAGCTTCT